CGTAGTGCGCCCAGTACCGGAAGTGTTCGTCACCGAAGTGATACCCATCCGACAGCGCGTAACAGTTGGCGCTGATCTTGGCGATGCGTTCCCACTTGCGCCTGCGATCACCGATAGGGCGAATGTCCTTGCCGACGTTGTCTTTACCGCCCAGTGGTTTGATACGATTGTAGTGATCCACTACCTCCTTGAAGGTGCTGTGACGTGAAATTGTTAGTGTCATTTGATAGTCTCCTATTGCTAACTTAATTGGTATGTTTTAGGTTATTCGAGTGGGTGGTTTCATCTAATAAAAATACGCTTAGCCACGGGAATGGCGGTTGTTTTGATTGGTTGCGTTGCTACCAGACTGCGCCAAGCTACTTGCATATCAACGGCCACCCACACGATCACTCCTCCTCCTCTTCTACCTTGCCACTGCCCTCGCAGTTATCGCACTCGGTGATGTAGTCCTCGTAGTACCCGTAGGCATTGTTGAACCCTTGCGGCACGAACCTGTCGTACGTACACGTACCCTCACCCATACACTCAGGACAATCGACCTTAGTTTCTGTCGCTTCCTGCAGACCCACAACGTAGTTACCTATCTTACTCATAGTGTTACCTCCACTGATCGGGACAGCTGCATGCCATCCCATAGTTTCTCTATCAGGTCCGATCTCTGTGCTGTGCGGCCATCTTCACGGATTTCTATGTCGTCAAGTTCTTCACCTATACGGATAAACCTATGTGCTATAGGCATGGCTCTCTTCTCCGTAAACTGATCCGCTAGGGTGAGCATGTATTCTAACCCCTGCACATCTTCGTAGTTGTCGTACCACTTCGTATCTTCGACTGAGTAGAATAGGATGTTATCCTCCTTTACTGCCCAGTCTTCTACTAGGTTAAACTTCTGCACTCGTGGGTCGAGAGCATACACGGCAAGTACTTCCTCCATGTCGCTCTTACTCTTGAATGCCACTGCGATATAAACGTCGCTTCGATAGCCCACCTCACATCTCCCTTGACTTGATGTTTACAGTCTTGCCCACGTCGGGCTTGGCGTGATCGTTATCCATGATGCACCACAGCACAGGCATGCTCCACTGACCCCAGCCACCGTAGAGGTGTCCATCTGTCAGAACGATAGCCGCTTGCGCGTTGATGTTGTTGTCGCGAATGTAATCGGTAACGCACTCCACATCTGTGCCACCGCCGCCATCCGGCTTGGTTGAGTTCACAATATTGTCTAACTCGTGCGTGTCATACTTCTCGTCACGACATACCTTCGTGTCCCAATACAACAGACGTACGCCATCGGGATGCACCGTATCGCATATCTCTTTGACTTCAGAGAGGAACGCAGCGAGTTCTTTCTTACCAATGGAACCCGACGTGTCGATAGCCAATACCAGTTCCCCGACCTGTTCACTGATACCGCTCGGCATGTATATACCTGAAGACAAGTATCTGCGGTTGGGTTTGCTGTATGTAGAGTAGTCGCTACCTGCACAGGTTGTCTGGATAAACTCACGCAGTGCTTCGCGCCAGTTTACTTGCGGCTGAAGTAATTCCTCCAAGCCTAGATCACCGCCGCTACCCATCTTACCGGCAACCAATGCGCCTTGACGTACAGCCTCGTCGATCTCCCGTGCGAGTTCGCGTATCTCCTCGGCGTCCATCTCGGATGCGCCATCCCAATCGTGCTTGTCGAAGCCTTCGGGTAGTGGCTCACTACCTTGCCCGCCGCCGTCACCCTCTTGGTCTTCACGTAACAAGTTGTACACCTGTGCTGTATCCATGCCGACATACTTGCGGTCATAGCACCCACCTTCGAGTACGCCTGTCATGCTGGCGAAGTGATCTTTGTTGTCGTCTACGATCTTGATGTTGATGACGTGGTCACACGCTACGTTCGCAAGGTGTGCATCTTGGTTGTAGAGGTGACGCCATGTGGTCAGGTGACGGAACAGTTTGTGATACACCTCGTGCAACACCAAGAACCTAAGCTCGGCGTCGTTGAGTTGCTTCACGAACTCACGTCCGTACATCTCGTCACGTCCATTAGTACACGCGGTTGGCACAGACGGGTCGTCCACTACGTTACGATCCCCGATCATCAGTACGCCTGCGAGTGCGGTGTACTTCGGGTTCCCCATGATGGAGACAACGGCTTTTGTCAGCCGCTGCTCCTCTGTTAGTTGGTTTAGCATTAGCATATTATTTTCTCCTCTGCCATTTGGCTATATCTGTTTTAGCATCCGCATTTTTGCGGTTACTAGCGATTGCCCTTCTTGCTGCGCGGTTAACGGGTTTTATGTCAGACGTGTCCTGTTTCTTTAGACCCCCACCCCCCGTGCTCAGTGTGCGATAGTGTTTCATAGCCAATTTATTCCCTCCCTAAGAGTTTGCTGAACATACGCTCAAGCAATGTTGGTTCGTGTTGAGGTCTTCCCAAGTTAAACGCAGCGGCTACGGAATATACGTCAGCGTCGGCGGGTGCGTCAGTCTCATACACAGGCAGGTCAATCGGTAGTGGCTCACTACGTTTTTTGGTGATACCCAAGGTGAACGCACGTTGTCCTACAGCACCTGCTGTTCGATCCATGATCGAGCCAATTTCCTTGGCTGTCATTCCCGCGCCGTGCATTGTCTTCAACGCCTCATCCAATTCTTTTGTCCATTTAGCCATTAGTCTTCTCCAGTTTGTTTGTGCGTACCGTGATTGCACGGTCTGCTTTGTATTTTGCTCTGAACTGTTCCTGTGCCTCACGTGACGCATAGACTTCGTTCGCAGCGGTGATGCGGTAGACGTCAGACACGACGCCTTCCACGGTAATAAAGTATTGTTTGTTTGCCATACTCACACCTTATCTGCGGTATAGAGGTGGTTGTTCTTCATGGCCCACTCGGTGAACTTCTTGTTGGTCATCACGATAGACTGCTTGGAATACTTGGGTGCGCGTACACCGTTAGCAAACATAGCCTGTGCCTCGGTGTCGAGACGCGGCAAGTAATCCATCCAACTGTTGAGCCAATCCTTGTCCAAGGCTGAGAGAGTTCTATACACAACCATACATACTGCGGCTGCACTGCTCGGCACCTTGGCGTTAGCGGGGTCATCCTTGATCGACTGCAACGTGGGGAGTTGGTCTGACATCTTCACAAACGCCATCAAGTCCATCGCACCACGATCACCGATTGTACCCATGAGTGCAGATGTTAGCGTCACATCGTCGAAGTGTTCCCGCATCTTGAGTATATCCGACGCGGCATGAAGAGATCGCGGGGTGACAAACGCAGCGCGTTGCTGCTTGGGGTGGAAGATGTACGGGTTCTCGTCGGGGTCTTTGACGTCCTCGAACGATGCAAACAACTGCGGGTTGTCTTTACCCCAACCGAGCAGGCTATGGTCTATACCAGCATTGATGCCCCATTCGATCCACTCCATGTGGTTGGTCTTCTTGATCTGCACCACAGTCATACGGTTACGTGCGTGTGGCGGTATCATGTCACCGACACCCTCGCTGCCTTTGTTGGTTGTGGCAAAGACAATGCTGTCAGGGTGTAGTGAGTAACTACCAATCTTGCGTTCGAGTATGAGACGCAGCATAGCGTTCTTCACGGCGGGGTTAGCCTTACCAATCTCGTCGAGCATCAGTATGATCGGCCCATCCAAGTGCAGACCTAGCTCTTCGTGAGGGATCATACGCACACAGCCATCTGTTTCGATGGACTGCATCGACGGGATCATAATGTCACCAAGGTCTTTGGTGGTCGCGTCGAAATATATCTTGCGGTGTTTGGGGAGTATATCTCCCAGCATGTGGATCATAGACGACTTGCCGTTACCCATGTCACCTTGGGCTAGGACGGTACGTTTACTACCCACCGCTGCGATTAGGTCTACGCACTGGTTGAGTGTGAGTGCGTACATTTGTTGTGCTTGATTAGTCATGTTTGTTCTCCAATAGTTGTTTTGTAGTGAGTCACTACTTATAAAGTTTCTTGTGCAACTTGGACTTCGTACCCAAGCTGCTTGATTAGGGCGATAGTCGGTGGCGTTAGTGTCACTGTCCCTGCAATCATTGTGAACATTTTCGCTGCTCTGCACACAGGGTAAACGGCTTTGCTGCCGTAGTTGTTTGTAACTTTGACGGTGATGTTCATCATATATCCAAACTTGGCAGTGATTTGATCGCAGCGTCCACGGCTGCTTTGGTCTCGGCGCGGAAGTATTCATCCTCACGCAGAGCATCGGGGGTGACACCTGACATTGCCTCTTCGAGTT